AATCGTACAGAAAGTTCTGTGGTGTTTGTAGATTGAATAATTTTTAATTTTGGATTTCTACCTACCATCCATGCAGGAAGTAAGTAAGATGCAAATTCAGATTTAGTATGTCTAGGTGCCATATTAATAATAACACGTTTTATTTTTCCTGTAGCAATGTCATTAAATTTTTTTGCAACTTTTCTATGATGAGATCCTTCTACAAAATCAGGCCATACATGTTTAACAAAAGCCATAAAGTCATTTCTAATTTGAGTTTCTTTTTTCTTATCTTTCCACTTAGCCATATATAAAGCTAATTGTCTTTTTACATCAGGTGGTAACTTCTCAAACTTTTTTAATTTATCTATGTCTATATCCATAACTTCATTCGAAAAAATTTTCTAAAAAATTTTTATACATACGTTTTTGACTCCAATAAGTATTTTACGTCTTTAAGTATCCAAAACTCCGCAAAATGTCGCACCTATAGGGACCCCTTTTTGTGTATGTATAATTGATTATATATAAAATTGCAAATTTTGGATGGGGCCTGGTACCTCTATCGAGATACCAGGTTTTAACAGAAGCTATGCCCAACGTTTGAGCGCTTTCTTTTTAATCAAGATGGCAGGACCGCTGACCCAATCATCATGACCAAACAAGTACTTGTCTTTTGTGAATGTAGTTCGCCACAATGTAGTTGCCTCTTCATTCACTGGTAAACCTTTTAACTTACCTTCTTCATTAACAATAAGATAATCACCGTTAGGAAAACTAATTCCCTCAACGTAACCACCAACAAACTGTTGAGCCGCTTTTAAATCTGGCTCATGTTTGCTGTCTTCGACTATTTGAAATTTAGCTGTTGATTTTAGTTCCATAAGTCCCTCACCATTGCGCCATTGGTTGCTTTATTTAAACACTCCAGATATTCTGTTTCTGTCATCTTTAAATACTTGATGCAGAATTCATGTTTAATATTTTGAGTTGCGCCAGGCTTTCTTAAATATTCTACAGCCTTATCTAAGATATACTGTCTCATTTCTCCACCTGGTAAAAACTCATCTTTTAATTTTTTAGTTGGTTCTTTTTCTTTTGACATATGTTCCTTTCTGTTATTCTGTCTTGTACCATGGACCATGCCTCATGGTCCATGGATAAAGTTGTCACACCTCTCTAGTTATTATTTTGGAGTTAGTATAGGTATGTCCCCAACTAGTTGTGTGAGTTGTTTTTTCAACTCGGTCAATCGGTGTGTGCAATGGCTCGTTTCTTGGTGCAATGTTTATAACTTGCTGAATGTATTTATTTGCAAAGTCATTGTAACAGCCATTACTACAAAAATAAGAATACATATTAATGTGGTCAGGGTAAAATTGTACTTTACGAGTTCGTAAAGCTTTATTGCCCTTGCTACCTCGCACCCTGTCAACTGTATGATAGGTATGGCAACTTGGACCATGGCACCAAACATGTGAGGTCATACAAATAACCCCACATATACTACTGCAACACATACAGTTAAAATTATTAATGCGTCCATGTTAGTACCTCACTTCCCATTTGCCTTTGGCAGTTCTATATCCTTTTTGGTCTAGGTCATAGTAAGTTATTAAAGCCTCGCCAAGTTTACTTGTCCAGTATCTACATTTTTCTGTCCATTGACCAAACCTTGTCACAGTTTCGCCTGTTGATTTTGTAAATGTTATTCTAAATGTTTTATTGTGTATCATATTATTCCTTTCTGTTATGGGACTACCTTATAGGATAGTCCCATAGCTGTCAAACATTAATTAACAGATTGTTCATATTTTTGTCTTGCTAAAATTTTAGCCTCTCTTGACATGAATTTATTTTTCATGCCTTTAATTCTTTCAGCAAGATTTGTTGGGTTATAGATTGTCAAACCTGTTGAGTTAGTTCTTATCAGTTCTGCCTCATCAATCTTAATACCAAGTGCGTCAGCTAACTCAATCGCCTCACTCATGTATCGGTATGCTTTCAATCCAATCTTTAACTCATCAGATTGTTTAGTGATACTATCAATCCACTTTTGGTGTGTTGATACTAATTGAGATTTAGCAACTCGCCATTGTTCTAATTGCTCATACTCATCTTTAGTACATGCGATAGTTCTTGAACGACAGTAAGAAGTTCCTATTACATCTAATAAAAAATTATCATTAAATGCTTTGGTCATTCCTGTATTGTTTTCAGAATGATAACTTGATGAAAACCCAAGTGCTTTATTATTTGCGTCCACATGTTTAGTTTTAAATGGATTATCTTGCTTATCATTTTGTTGAGCAAGAATATCTGGGTTTAACCCTTTTTCTTTTAACTCATCTCTATAATAGGCATAAGCAAATTGTTGTCCCTCATCACTTGAGTATTCACTACCTGTAAGATTACCAAACAAACCAAAATCAAAATGAGATTTTGTTTCTGTTTCTTTATTGTCCTCATCAACATTTTCTGTGTGAGCAAAATAAAAACATTTATCTTTGGCAACAACATCACATGGACTTCCATATTTAGATTTAAAGTGTCTTAAAACTTTAACATCTTCTGGTGGATAAGACCTTTCAACAATCTGTGTTGCAAGTTCAAATGCTGATTTATATTCTGTATCAACATTCTCTCTTGCTACGAGATATGCCTCTTTCTCTTGTGTCATTTCTTCTTCAAACACATTTTTTATTTTACCAAACAACTTATTTCGTAGTTCAGTATTTAATCGTATTCTTGACATAATGTCCTTTCTGTTAATTGTTAATAATTTTTTTTATAAACTATCTTGACATTCCTGTCAATAGGATTATATAGGATTTATCTATCTTGCTTGATTATCAAATCGAAAGATATTGACTGTAGAGTGGTAGATATATTAGTAACGGATAGCGGTGAGTTTAAACACTATACCAGAAGAGAAGGCCCGGAGCTCTATATGTCATGCAATTACAGGCCTCATGACCTCTTCCGGCGCACGTTACTGATAGTAATTTGTTGGTCTATTGTTAGATGCAAATTTTTAAAAGCGCTAGCATGGCAATGGACCTACTAATTATTATGACTAAGTACACTCTTATACTCGCTCCACTGGAGGTGTTTTCTAAGAGAACATTCTTAGGCCAGGGTCCGGAGACTGCAGCTCTCCCGGATCCTGAGCAAATGAAAATAAAATAAAAGCTTCAAGCAGCAAGCTTCAAGCATCAAGCTGCGGCGTCGTTGCACATGTACATGAAAAATTTCATATGCATAATGCAGCTAACAGAAAGGAATAATTATGAGTAAAGTGTCACCAATGAGCGAAGAGTTTCATGACTGGCTGGACAGCTGCCCTGTGCAATGGTTCAGGGGAGAAGTGAGCAAGGACCACGTTGTATATTATTTTGAAACGCCGGACGAAAATGAAGATGATGAGAATTAAACACAACGATCTAACACATTATTTTTTACGTGATCATGACCAGCTGCCGGATGCCTATCTCCGGAGCTGTAAGAAATTTTTTAAAGAACTGAGCATCAAGCAACAAGCCTCAAGCAACAAGCGTCAAGCGGTCACATTACACAAGCCCGGTTTACGTGTTAAAAATAGATTTAACAGAAAGGTATAATATGAATACAAAAGAAGCTCTAAAAATTGTGGGCGGCCTGAGCAAGCCGTCTAAGATGCCAGGCTGGGCCTATGGTACACCAGCCGCAGAATGTAAGACTGGAACAAAGTTAAGAGACATAAAGGGCAGCACCTGCCATAAGTGTTATGCAATGAAGGGTTGCTATGTCTTTCCGGTTGTTCAGGCAGCTCAATACAGACGTTTAGATAGTATCCAGGACCCGCGTTGGGTTGACGCCATGGCCATGTTGATTAATTCTAAAAAATCAAAATGGTTCAGGTGGCATGACTCAGGCGACGTGCAGGACGAAGCTCACTTGTATAAAATTTTTGAAGTATGCGAGTTGACGCCAGAGACTAAGCACTGGTTACCAACTAGAGAAGCCTGGACCAGGAAGCACTTAAAGCACAAGCCAAAAAATTTGGTATTACGATTTTCTATGCCAATGGTTGACCAACCTGCCTCAGGCAGCTGGGACAATACATCAACAGTCGTGAGCGGTGAAGGGAGAACATGCCCGGCCCCTGATCAAAACAACGAATGCAAAGACTGCAGAGCATGCTGGGACCATTCTGTTAAAAATGTAGCCTACGGTAAACACTAAACCGTGGGCCACGTTTTCCGACATCCAAATTATTATAAACAACTAAAGGAGAAGTATGAACAAGAAGCAGCAAGCAACAAGCATGGAAACGACGATCCGGATCTTACACGAAGAGTGGGCCCTGAACCAGGGACTAAGATCCAAGCGTCAAGCTCCAAGCATCAAGCGTCAAGCAGCAAGCGTGGACGCAGAAATTTATAACGATTCAGATTACAGAGCGACAAGCATCAAGCGTCAAGCACTGACAAAAATTCCAAGCAACTAGACCAACCCTGTTTCCGGGGGTCAAGCTTCAAGCCACAAGCTACAAGCTCCCGGATATCTTTTCCTTCATAAAGTTTTGGAAGCATGAGGCAGGCATCAAGAACTAAGATAAAAGTATTGAGTGGATGCTTCACGTGAAAGGCTATTTGGTGTGGAGAGAAGGTGACCTTGTTTGTTTTTGTAACTTTCAGCTCTATAGTGAAAAAGTGCCTATTATTATTATAGACCAATAGATCAGGAGTGCCGGGAACGCTAAGATTCTCCAGTCGAATAAGCGAAAATTCTTTAAAATGTTTTTTAACTTGTGCATAAAATTTGGTTTCAGGTTTCACGTTATTTTTGAGTTAACAGGCTAACCAATTTTCTTCAAAACTTTACCCATATTCCATGTTTCAGCTTGAACTGTAAAGACTAGTCGGTGTGACTCTCTAACTCCAATTAATTTATTTTCCATTAATTGTAAAGAGGAAATATCATAAAATTTTCCATCAGGAAGACAAACTTGAACACGAGCATTTTGAGCTGTACCGTGTTTCATCATCTTATCCAAAACTTGTCTTAACATCTTACCTTGCATAAAACTTTCTATTCATGGCGCTCAGTATCCACAGACAATATGAGTAAGAACTGCTTCGTAAGCCAGCGCCAATCAATTCAATGTTTATATGTAATTAGGTGAACCAGTTTTTACCTAACTACAGTTGCATTTATATCATTGTTGTGTTAAATGTCAAATATGGGTTTACCAAAAAAACTAACAGAACAACAAATTAAATTTGCCAATTTATTAATATCTGAACAAGGTAGAAAAAGTGCCACAGCGTGCGCTATTGAAGCAGGTTATGCAAAAGAATCTGCAAGACAAGCTGCTAGTAAATTACAAAATCCAAAATTATATCCACTGGTAGTACAATACATTGGTGAGCTTAGAGATGAATGGCAAAAACAATACGAAGTCACATTTGGAAATCACATAGCAGAATTAGGTAAACTTAGAGATGAAGCTAGAGATAAGAAAGCCTGGTCAGCTGCAGTTAATGCTGAAGTTGCGAGAGGTAAAGCGGCTGGGTTATATATTGAGCAAAAGATAATTCGGACAGGTAAATTAGAAGACCTATCGACAGAAGAATTAGAATCCAGAATGAAACAGATAATAGACGATTATTCACCCATACTTGAAGGAATGGAAATAGAAGAGTTAAAAGATAAAGTTCTGACAGAACCAAAAATAGTATCACCAGAAACAGAGGAAGATAACTCATTAGATTAATCGTTTTCTTTTTTATCTAAATCATTTCTCAACATTTCAACTATCCAAGGATTGTCTCTAAATACCCCCATCATCACATTTGTAAGTTGATTGACTACAGCTTCTTCATGCTCATCTTTTTCTAATGGAGCTTTTTCTTGATTTAATCCTGCAACCTGCACTGCAGCATGCATTATTTCGTGTATGATTGTATTAGCTCTTTCTTGACCACATAAATCATGTTGTATACTAATAATATTTTGTCTGTAATCGTATTCACCAAAACAATCTGTCATCAACCATTTTTTATATTCTGGTCTAACGTATTTTATTTTGATATCCTTGTAACCAACTCTTACACTATCGGGTAAGCCTTTAACTTCAACTTCAATTGGTTTTATATTCTTAAAATGTTTCGGTTTATTTTTTTTCATAATTTTCCTATATACATATAAAGGGGTATGTATGTATATACATAAAAATCATTTTACCCCCCTCTTATAGGGTATCATACTATATAAATTGTAACAGCATGTAACAGAATTGTAACAACAGAGCCTATCAAAAAACCTAGTGTTTTCAATACTTTTAGTAAATTGTAACAGTTGTAACACATGTAACACCTTTTTTATTTTTTTATTTTTCAAAATAAAAGTTTACCCCTTTTTCTGATTATATGTTACAAATTGGTCAACCTTACTGACCCATTTCCACATATATTGTTGAAATTCCTTATCTTTAACCACAAATTTCTGAAAATAGTTATCTTTAGTGCACATTAGAATCACTCCAGACTGTATTTTAGTGTCATAAACATGGTTATGGGCCATGGCGTATGCTGCCAGTTGCGTGAAATAATCATCAATCCACTCTCGTTTCTTGATTTTATTGCTTTGCTTGAAATCTATGATAGACTCCCGGCCTTCATAAATACCCACTAAATCTGTGGCTCCAGCGTATAGACCTGGATAGTACAATGTTATCTCAGACCCCCATACTTCGTCCATAGAGCCCTTTAGACCCTCTTTAAAGATGGTTTGGGCCATGATGCCTGCTGCCTGACCCATGTCGCTTAAATCAGCGTGTCCTTCGCCCGTAATGTACCCTTCGATTATTCTATGCATAATTGTACCACGAGCTGCTGCTGTATCTCTTATTTCATCTGCCTTATTTTCGCCTACTTTCTGCTTCCATTTAGCCAGTATTGCTTTCTTCTCATCTGACTGAGTAGCCTGCAATATTGTTGTAACAGATGGTAACTTTTCGTTATTTACATCATAGTGACGTTGATCATTAATTAATGATCGTATTGACAGTGGGTAATCAAATTTTTTATTCCATTTCATTAGTTTAATTCCTTCTCTGGTTTGCCGTGATACACTTCATACCAAGCTTCACAATCTTCATTAGGACATTGATACATAGACACAATTAAAAATTCTTCTGTACCACAATCTTCTCCATCATAATCATTTTGCCAGACTAATTCAGTCTGGCAGGTAAAACACTTAGGCATTGGGTGTTCCTATCATATTAAGGTTATATATTATTTTATTATTCAACTCATACTTTCCAATTATTTCTTTCCAATTATAGTTGGGTAATAGTTCTTTTATTAAATGTTGATTACCATTGGTGTGTTTGGTTTTAACAGTGTGGTACTCAGTCATGATAACTGGTCTATGTCTTTTAATAAGTTCTAATCCACCTTTAATTACAAAATGTTCATGACACTCCACATCAATTTTAATTAAATCTAATCTATTCAAATGGTTAAATTTTTTATCTAACGTACATTTATAAATAGGCAAAAACCCTTGTTTCATTTCATCCATAAACTGTATTTTAGTATTACCGGTATTAATTCCTTCAACATCATATCTAAAATCATTCGTTACAAATGGACCATCTTCATCGGTTACTGCTTCTTGAAACGTTTGTACATTTTTAACTCCATTGATAATGATATTGGTGTTTAATATTTGATTAATAAATCGCTGCATTTCAAATGCAAAAATATATCCTTTAGGACAATACATTGCGAAAGGAATTGTATGCGTTCCAATGTGAGCACCTACTTCTATAACAACAGAGTTTGGTTTTAAGTGTTGAATACACTCGCGGTAAACTTCATTTTCCCATCCACCGTATTTTTTTAATGACTCTGGTATATAGAGATCATTACTAATGGTCAGAAATTTACCACGATTAGTATTAATCTGCTCTAATATCAATTTAGACATTAGTATTTATTTTTTCTTAAATTGTCTAATCCCCACTCCGGTTTTAGATTTGAAAAGTGAAAACATTTCTTTTGTTCACTTACCTTAGTCAAATCAAAATCAGCACAAGGTTTGATATGGTCAATATGCCATGCACCATAATTGTCCCAATTCATTCCTCTTTTAAATAACTTCTCAATATATTTTTTAAAGTCATCTGGAGTTAATCCAACTAAATCAAAAGTGTGTTGTGTCTTTTTAACATTGTTTCTTTTTAAAACACTCCACAATCTTGTTCTTAGGTTATTAGCTAATCTAAATCTTGGATTAGTTTCACGGTACTCTTTATGTTTACTCATCACATATTCATTTCGTCTGATTTTAGTTGAAGGTTCCATATGCCATATTTGATTATACTCACGATTACATTCTTTACAGTAAGGTTGTAATCCATCTTTAGTAGATGCTTTTTTACTAAACTGTTTTATTGATTTAGTATGACCGCATCTTGGACAGTGTTTAGTCATTCCCAACTCGCTTTCTTGTCACGTTGATTTTTATACCATTCAAAAAATTTCTTATCAGTAAACCAATAAGCAATTTGATCCGGCGGTACTTGGTCCGTTCTTATACAGTCGTATAAATTCTCGTATTCATGTTTTTTAATATTAGGTTTTTTTACTGCCATGTGACCTCCTCATAGTTTCCAAACAAAACATCTTCAGTAAATTCAAGTAATCTTTTTTCTGCTGGGACGAGTTTATTTCTGTCCCCTAAAAACATTTGTTTAGCTTGCAGCTCTTCATTGATTGAAACACAATCATCAAAATCAATTTGTACCCAAAACTTTTTATTGTTGACGTACTCTTGATTATTTATTTCTTTTTTGTTTTTCTTCTGGCCTGCCATCTCTTGTCCTTTCTCTGTTATTCCATCTACAATCTATTTCTAAAACATTATCATTTTTACCATAACATATTTTTATGATGTGACCAATACTACTGGAGTCTATCCAATACTTTCTATAGTCTTTAATCACTATTGTTTTTCTAGTAGACATTTATTCTTCCCTTCATCAATTTTTTTAAAATCATAAAGCATCAATACATTTTCAATAATAGGCATTTCATATTTTGGATAATCATCAAATACAAAACGTGCACCAGACTCAGATCTATTTGCAAACCAAACTGCTTCAGTCATCACATCTTTAGTCATGTGTGGTCCATCAAAATGTACAAATGCAAATGTAGAATGTCGATGTTCGGTATCATTCATAAATTGCGTGTCTGTCATATTACACAATGTAAATTTACCTTGATTGCGATACGGTTTAAAATCATTGAGCATGGTGTCTCGCATTTCATCAGTATAATCACAGGTATATGCGCCGGTATTGTCGTAATGTTGGTATTCTAAATTACCGTAAGGGTCAACACCCACATGAAGATAACTATTAATAGTATTATCAATGATAATCTTAGAGCCCAATCCTTCACGAACTCCAATCTCACAAGTTTTATAACCATTGCAATTAAAATTTTTAGTCCATTTATCCAATAGTTCATAATCGGTACTATCTCCTCTTATCATTTTCACCTTTCTCTCTAAGTTTAAATTGTAGATATATTTTTTGTTTTCGTAACATATCTATTTCTTCCTCTAGTTTTTTGATATGTGCAACAGAAAGTAAATCTCTTTCTTTCTGTATGTTTTTAAATCTAGGTTCATCCATCATAATTTCTCCTTGTGAATTACATTGTGGACATTGGTGTATGGTTTCCGTCGGATTCTCTATTGATTCCTTCACTCTGATATAACCGTTTCCATGGCATCTTGGGCATATCTCTTTTGCCATAATTATCCTCCATTTCTTTCATTACTTTATTTATTTTCTTTCTAACTAAATTACCATCAAGTTCTGATAATTGACATACTGCATCAAAATCTCTGTTCGGTAATGTGACATAATCTAGTTCATGAAATCTTTTATTTTTGTAAAAATCAAAAAATTTCAATGTTGTAGATTTAATTTTAATTGCATCTGAAATAGCTGCAACTAATACATTTCTCCATAAGTTTCGAATTGGATTTACCTCATCAAATTCTACTAATGTTTTAAATCCAAAATTACCTGGTTGATATCTTGCCATTTAACTTCCTCGCTTTCTCATTGATTATTATGTCTAATGCTTTGGCCCTTGATACCTGAACCTCTGGCACAATGATCTTTCTTATCTTGTCTAGCTTATTACAACTTTCATGTGACAATGCGACAGATTTGTATTTACTTATATCAGTCATTATTATATCCTTTCATTTTTTATAAATAACAATATAGGATAATTATATTTTTTTACAAGATTGTCAATGAAATTTTTACTTACTTTATATATATGTTCTCTAGTTACTGGTGAATGTGTTATGCCTAAACTAGAAGAATTAGATATTAAACAGTTTTATGGCACGCACTATGGTTGTGTACGTGCCGGATTAGGGGATTCTTTTGAACTATTATTTGATGGTAAAACTTTCTCTGCAAATGTTATTGAGAAGATGGAGCTTTACCCCAAGTTTTCTTGTGAGAAAGTGCAGATTCCGGAGGAACCTGCTTAAGTAATTTATACCACTGATCCCTGAGGCCTGGATCCTTAGTCTTGTTATACTCGTTGGCTAACTTATCTGCCTTGACGGTTATATTTCTTAAAATCTCGTTTCTCATTTTTATTCATCCTTTTTTTATGTTTCCCAGGTCTTTTCCTAGGCTTCGGTCTTTGTACGAAGTCTTTAAATTTTTTAG